GAGGGACTCGGAGAGGGTGCCGCGCAGGCGGTCAGCATCAGCGCGGAAAGCAGCGCGAGTGCTCGCGACCTGAACTTGTTCATGGGCACGGACATCCGCGACCTCCTGGGTGCGTTGGGCGAGCGCCTGCTCGAGGGCGCGGTTCTTGGCGTTCTGGGCGGCGTCGGCGATGACCTGAGCCGCCTTTGCCTTGTCCCACTCGCCCTGCACGCGCGCGGCGCCGATGCCCTCGAAGTGGTTGGCCAGCGCCAGGGCGCCGGCGATGAGGGCGACGAGCGCGACCGCGTAGGCGATCAGCTTCGCCTCGAGCGGGAGGCCGGGCAGGGTCACCCGCCCTGCCCCGTCGTCTTGTTGATGGAGTCGGCGATCTGCTGCATGGCGACCTTCTCCAGCGCGGCCTGCGCATCGATCTCGGCCTTCGCATCGGCGGCGCCGGGCAGCTTCATGGCAGCGGAGAACAGCGCGTGCGCGGCCTTCAGGGCGTCGGCGCGGGTGGTGCCGCGGCGCTTGTAGAAGACCCAGGCGACGGCGACGCCGAGGATGAAGCCGATCAGCACGAAGACGAGGTCGGTGGGGGTGATGGTCATGGTGGGCTCCGCTCGGCGATCAGCCGATGGTGATGAAGACCTGCTCGCCGGCATCGCGGGCCACCCGGATCTTCGGAAAGAGGACGTTGAAGGCGAGCACGCTGCTGCCCACACCCTTGGGCTGGCGGATCTGGCCGACGAGGATGCAGCCCTCGGTGTCTGCGGCCGTGTTTCCGGGGTGGATGCGCACGCCCTGGAAATTCGGGACGTCGGCGAGCTCGGGAAGGTCGCGGTTGAAGTGCGGGCTGTAGGTGACCTCGACCTCGTAGCGGCCGGCGGGGATGGCGGTCTGACCGAAGACCTTGGGTGCACCCGGCGCGCGAACGGTGTCTTCGCACGTCCAGCACTCGAAAGCGCCGTCGACCGTCATGGCGCCGATGGTGCAGTCCGGATCGAGCTGCAGGCGGAAGACGCGGATTTCCATGGTCAGGCCGCCTCAAACTCGCGCTTGGCGGCGGCGAGCTGCGCCTCCAGATCCTGCTCGATGACCTTGAGGGCGCGCAGCCAGGCATCCTCGGACGCGAGGGAGCAGTAGAAGTAGGAGAGTTCGGAGCGCGCGCCGCGGCGCTTGGCCATGGCTTGCAACTCATTTTCCAGCCCGCGAATGCGCTCGCTGAGCGCGTTCAGCTTTTCAAGGCGTTCGATGTTCATCAGAAGCACCCGTAGTTCTGCGGGATGTTGGTGCGGAGCTGCCCGTCGCGGTTCTCCTCGACGCCCTTGGCCGCGCCGGGGCGCTGCTTCCACTCGGGCTCGACGTCCTTCGGCTTTGGCGGCACCTTCTCGCCCAGCGGCTGGAATCGTTCGGGGTTCAGGTCGTCGGTCGTGCGCATGGCGGTTCCTCCAATCCGAGCTGGCGAACAAGCGCGAGGGCTTCGCGCGACTCCTGGGCGATGCCGCGGCGGAACGTGGCGATCCAGGACGTGACGAACGGCTCCGGCCGCGGCGCGTCGTCCGCCGGCTTCTGGGGCTCGGCGTAGACGGGCTGGCGGCGCAAGGGGCTACCTCTTCTTGGTTCCGGTGGGCCCGGCCAGGACGCCCCACTTCTTCTCGGCGAAGGCCTCGAAGGCGTTGATGGCCCGCGTGCCCATGTGGCCGGCGACGCCGACCAGGCCGATGGTCACCTTCAGGGAGACGCCCATGGCGTCGCAGAGCAGGAAGCACAGGAAGCCGGCAAAGGCCGATGTGCAAAGCTCTCCGATCAGGTGCATGAGGCTCCAGCCGGGGACGACGCCGGCTTTGACCTTGGCGATCCAGCTCACGAGGCCTCCCAGCAACGACATGCCCACGATGAACGCCAACGTGTGCAGGTTCAGATCGAGTTCGTCACGCGGCGCCGGCTCGACAGCCTGGGCCAGAGTCACCACCATCGCGAAGAGGAAGGCAGCAGCGAAGCGCGTGATGGTGCGGCGCATTGGTGCCCTCACTTGCAGGTGATGCCCGGGCCGCGGACTCCCAGCGCCAGCGGCGCCTGGTAGGTTCGCGGCTCGCGGCGCAGGCGCCAGAGCACCCGGACGATCCAGACGACCATGGATCAGCCGAACGTGACGTTCAGGCCGGCAGGGGCCTCGTAAGTCGTCACCGGGGGCGGCGGAGGCGCGTCGGCCGGCACGGTGAACTCGATCGAGGTGGAGCCCAGCGGCGCGCCATCGGTGTCGTAGGCCTGACAGGAGCCGCTGTAGGCGCCGGCCGGGAGGTCGTACTCGACGATGGTCTGCTTGGTGTCGACGTCCGCCTGGCCCGTGACCTTGAAGCGGTAGAACCCGAACGAGACTCCGGAGGCCAGCTCCGTCGTCGTGGTGGCGAGCGTGAGGGTGACTTTCATGGCGACTCCAGAAACGACAAAGCCGCCTCGATGGCGGCTTCGGGTGGAAGATTTTGCAGACGGCTCCGCCACTAAGCGGAGTCTGCGTTTTATTCTGGCCTGGTTCGTCTGTCAGGCTATGGTTGCGCTGGTTACTATGCCTGCGGCAAAACCTTCCGTCAAGCAATCCGAGTGCCCAGCCGAGTTCTGGAGCTCAAGCCCTGTGCGCCCCTCCGGCTAGTGCTGTATATAATCACAGCATGCCGCTCGAACGCCTTCCCCACTACCGCTGGCGCATGCGCAGCCAGACCGTCCCCGGCCGAATGGTCACCAGCGAGCTCATGACGGAGCGGCAGGCGAAGGCGGCCGATCCTGACGCGGTGCCGCTAGCGGGGACGATGGAAATGCGGGTGGTCGACGAGGACGAGCCGGAGGCGTTCGATCCCTATGACCCGCGGTGGACGACCTAGCTCGTCGAAGTGGACGGAAACAGGCGGTAGCGGAATCCGGCCCGGATCGCGTTCGGAGGGTCAGCAAGCGGGTCGTCCTCCCCGGGAAAGGTCTGCAAGATCGGCTTGCCGTCCAGGCAGTAGGTGGTCGAGGAATCGCCCAGCCGAGGCGGGATGCGAGTCAGCCGACCGCGCAATGTCTCGATCTGAAACTCGCTGACGCCCAAACGCTCTCCGATGGCTTTTCGGATCAGGTCATCCAACCGCCGCGCCAAGTCGCGTGCCATCGTGGTAACCATCAGCGACCGAATGTCGTCGTCGCTCATGGCAGTTCCACCGTCTCGCCAAGCTTGCTGGAGACGTAGGCACGCATGGCTGCCTCGAGCAGCGTCTGCCCGGCACCGCGAACCTCGGGATCCTCATCCAACCGAATCCGCCGCAGCTCATCGCCGGACACCTTGCCGCTGAAGGTAACGTCGCCGGTCATGGCGTCACGTTCCATGATGAACTCAGGCATCCCACTCTCCTTGGCGCTTGTCTGCTTGCGCAGCCAGTTGACGGATAGCTTCTGCGCATTGCTGAGCTTCCCACTCGCATTCCGTGAACCCCGCGTGATCTATCGCTCGCTCGTCGCAGACCTTCGCCGCTTCTTCCAGCGCAGATTGGCGAGCGGCTCTCCAAGTGTCCAGGAGCGAATGCCCGTCAGCGCACGTTTTCCGCCACGCCTCGAACGCCGCTCGTGTGCTATCGGTCATGCTGTTCTCCAAGTGAAGCGGCATCGGTGGGCAATCCGAAGATGCTCAGCAAGTGATCCAGCTCGCCGGCCCCAAGGTCTGCCTCTCGTTCGCGCAGATACTGGTGCGCTTTGAAGTATTGACTCGGCGTCCGGCGCTTCTGCTCTACTCCTTCAAGGTGAGCCAGGAGGGCGGATCGGGCGGCTTCGGCGTGCGACCAGTGGCCGCGCCCGGCGTGATACATCGCACGGACTTCCAGCAGATCGTCGACCAGCTCCATGGCCTTGCGCGTGAACTCATTCATTGGTGACCTCCACCGCAGAGAGAGATTGGCTTCTCCGCTCGTCGTGACGCGGCTCCTACAACTAGCGAATCAAGCCCGATTCGGGCGATGTTTTGAGCGGCGTTCACATCACGGTCATGTTCGACCCCGCATGAGCACCGCCATCGCCTTATTCCAAGACCTGCGACACCTCTCGGCCCCTCGATGCTTCCGCACTGAGAACAGGTTTGGGTTGAATATGCTTCGTTGACTACCCCAAAGACCACGCCTGCCTGACGGCATTTGTTCTCCAGCATGTCTTTGAACATGGCCCAGCCCGCATCCGTCACGGACTTCGCCATCTTTGTTTTGATCAGTTTCTTGCTGCTCACGTCGCCCACGAATATGGCGGCATTCTCTTTCACGAGCGCAGTGGAGAACTTGTGCAGTCCATCCTTGCGCTGGTTCTTGATCTTGGCGTGAATCGTGCGAACCTGGCGCTTCTTGCCGGCGCGCTGAGCCTTAGCGAGCCGGGCTTCGCTGGCGCGGTAAAGACGGCCCGTGAATGTCTTGCCGTCCGACGTAGTGACGGCGGTCTTCAGGCCCAGGTCGATTCCGACTGCCTTGGTTCCGGCGCTCTTGGCGGCAGCCGTCTCGACGCAGACATTGAAGTACCACCGGCCCCTTGCATCCTGCGAGAACGATCCAGCGCGAAATTTATACGCCGCTAGGCCATAGCTGTCCCAAAGGCTGAATCTGTGGCCGGCGTAGATGATTTGGCCGTTCTTGTATCGGATCGAATCCGACCTCAGCGGAATCCAACCCAGCGAGTACCCCGATGATTTCCGGCTTGAAACTCGCCACTTGAGCCGTTTGCGCCTGAACTGGGTTCGCTTGCGCGCGTACTCATGGCAAACCATGTCAATGGTGGAACTGATGATCAAGACGCCGTCGCAGTGGGTATAGCCAGCCGCCAGTTTCTGAAGGTCAATCCCGCTCAGGAATCGCGCACGATCTTGGATCGCCTTCTGGCTCGTCTCATTCGCGAAGTTCCAGACAGTATTGACGTTCGCAGCCATCGCCGTCAGAAGGGCCGAATGCTTGTCCTTGACGCGGACTTGCAGCGTTTTGATGAGCTTCTCAGACATGGTCGTCCCCCTTCAGCCGGATACCCCAGGCAGCAGCCAAGGTGCGCTGGATAGCGGTGGCGAAAGCGAGCTTCTCGTAGTGGTCGGGCTCGCGTGGCAACGGCAGCTCATCGATCTGCTCAGGCGTCAGCATCGCCACCTCCTGCGGCACCCCTGCACCAGCAGGTGGGTGGGTGGCGCCCAAGGTTCCGGACAATTCGTCAACGGCAGCGGTCATTTCCCACCGCGTCGGGCCTGGTGCATAGCCCTGCCACGTCTTGACGACGTTGCGAGCGGACGCGACCAGCAGCGCGAAGTCCATCGGCGCCACTGCCTTCTGCGCCTCGCTGGGGGATGCGCTGGGAGTGGCACGGACGAACAGCGTTTCATCGGCGCCGGGCCTCAAACGCACCCGCAACGTGCTGATGCTGTTCCAGCTTCCCGCGAACGAGATCACCTCCGGCCACGCCTCTCCCGTCATCTCTGCGGCCGTAGGCTTGGCCTCGACTGCGGGGTCTTTCAGGTGCGTCACGCCATCACGCTCAGCGGCGGCCAGAAATTCATCGAGCAGAACGCGCTCCCCCACCGGATCTGCCCTACTGGCGAGGTCGCGGAGGCGGTCGATGTACGTGCAGCCGAGGTTGAAGTTCCCGCGCTCCATTTGCGAGATCGCCTCCTCCGCCAGCCTCGCCGCTTCGGCGGCTTGTGGGGTAGTGTTGGTGGTCACAGCAATGCTCCTTGTTGCGGTTGCTCAGGCTCGACCGGCATGAAGTCCCAGCGGGCCGGCGCGTTGTGGGCCTCGATTCGCCCGCGCATGACGGCGGCCCTGGCTTCCTTGGTGGCCGGCTGGTAGCTGCCGCGCCAGGCTTGGTCGATGCCGACGTTGCGGCCGATGTTCGTGCTATCGACGCTGGAGAACGGGAAACGAGTGAAGACCTCCGGGTCGAGCATGCGCAGGCCGTGCAGGCGGGCCAGTGGACAGCCGTCCTCGTCGCAGGCAACGTGCATCGCCTGGGCCATACGGCGCCACCATGCGGCTGTCTTGATGACAGCGAACTCGCCCGAGCTGCCAAGGCACACGCGCGGCCAGTCCTTGACCAGCGTCTGCAGTCGGGCCAGCGATTCGTGAAGGTGCCAGACCGGCGCACCGAAGTGACGGGGCAGCGGCCACTCGCGCAGCAGTTCGTCGTTCGCCTTCTCGTCGCCGTCGATCACGTCGGGGATGACCGCGAAGTCGCATGACGGTATGCGCTTGCACTCGCGCGCCCAGCGATAGAACTCCGACCAGTCCGTGATCGGCTTGCCCGCGCGCCATGCCCCGAACGCCCCGTTGTCCAGTGCGAACGTCTGACAGACTGAGGTCGCGAGCGCAAGCTGCCGCGTGTCGGAGAAGCTGACGAAAGCGTGACCGGCGCCGATGGCCGACGCTGCGGCAGTCTCGGGCGTGATCGGCAGGCCGTGGTAGTGGATCAAGCGCCACCCTCCACGCGCTCGCTCACCTCGGCCGACTTCAGCCAGGGCTCGGCGTGCACCAGTCGTCGCGTACGATCAGCGGCGATGGCGGCGCGCGCCATCTTGAGGTGCGGCGTGGCGACGTGCGAATAGACCTTCAGCAGCAAGGCCGTCAACTCGCTGTCCGTCATGTCCACCTCCGCCCCCATGACTCCCTGCCCCCGAAGTGCGATTGCGTCGACCATCGCCTGCAGGTCGCGCCTGGAAGCCTCGACGGCCTCGGACAGCGCCTTGTCTTCCCAGTCGCTGATGTCGCCGAGCACGTCCTCCATCACCGACACGGCTCGCCGCAGAGTCACTTCCTCGGAGATGTCGCCACACCACGCGTGGTACTCGGCGACTCCCTGCACGCTCGCCGATGCAGTCGTCTCCGAGCCCGCACGGGGTGGGGTGGCGCCAGGATTGAGTGGGTCGTTGGGGCAGCCGTAGTCGTGGCCGCGCGACCAACCGCAGGTAGAGCATCGAGTCACGGCTTCTCTCCGGTGATTTCTTCGTGAAGGGCTTCCATCTCTCCGGGGATGTTGTCGCAGCCCCGAAGATATGCGTCGTTCGACCAGTCCTCGAACCACTTCCGGCTCTCCTTGGCGGCCTCCAGGAACGAGATGTTTCCCGCCTCGAAGTCGCACATCAGCGGCTCGAAAGTGGTCTCGCGCTCGTAGCGCTGGCACCATTCGCGTTGCGCCTGCGTGTACTGCGATCCGTAGACCCGCGCCACCGGCTCTCCCGCCACCGCATCGACAGCCGGGATTGGGGCGGTAGGGGCTGCGGCGAGTGCTGCCTTGTAGATGCGTGTGAGAGCAGTCCAAACGCTGAGATTGGAGTCCTTGAAGCACTCCATGCGTTCGTCCTTGGCGGCTTCGATCATCGCGTCCGTCGGCTCTCGCGGCACCAGCATCATCCCTTGGGCAGTCGCATTGAGGGCGCAGTCGGCGGCGGCGCGGGCGTGTTCATTCATCGAAGTGACGTTCCAGAAGCGGCGACGATCTTCAGTGATGTAGTCGGCGGCCGGCATGGGCAACGGGGTGATGGGCTTGTCGGTCATGGTGGGGGCTTTCAGAAGTTCAGAGCTTCACGGGCGTTTTTGCAGAGCGCCGGGAACATCGTCATGTCGAGGGACGGCCGTCCGCTACGGAATGCCGCAACTTGGCACTCCGCATAGTCCGTGAGCCGCGTCAACGCCTCACTAAGTCGCTGCAATTCAGCATCCTTCTGGGCGAGGAGGCGAGAGGCGTCGGAATACATGACGTACTCGCCGGAAAAAGCGCGGAGCATTACGCCGTACGATTCATCATCGAAGGGGTCGTATCGCTCGGAGACGCTGAAGCGTTCCATTCCATCCCCGCTGGCGATGGTGCGTGCGGTAAGCCGCCGCTTGCCGCAGCAGCAGTAGTAGCCGTTGTCCGGCATATGCAGCAGATCGCGGCCACACCGCAGGCAGGTTTCCGCCCCGCTGGCGTTATCGGGTGCTTTGCTCATGATGCGAGATCGGTTGCTTTGGCGATGGCGGCGCGAACGAGTTCAGCGGCGGTGGTCGGCATGGTGTCGGCTGCTTCGTCGTCAACGTAAGCGAGCATCAGCTTCGACTTGATCGAGCCGCGCGCGAACCCGTCCGCGATGATCTGGAGTGTTTCAAGCAGCTCCGGCGCGGCGGCGATCAGGCGGGCGTTGGCAGCGCGATCTGGGCCCGAGATGCGCGCGATGATGAAGCCGCCATTAAGACGCCGTCCTCGACGGGGCGCGGGACAGACGTCGCGCTCTCCATCTTGGCTGAAATGGATGTCTTCAGCGTCGGCGACCCAAGGCCCCGGCGTGTGCTTCGCTTCGCTCATATTCATTTCCTTTCCCCTATCGGGATGGGCTCTTGTGGGAGAGGGTCAGGCGCGCTTGAATTCGACGACCCAGACCCAGGGGTTCGCGTCCCAGGACTCGGCGCCGTTGATGGATTCCCACAGCGTGCGGTAGCTGTAGCGCGGGTCGGTCGTGTAGCCGTGCACGTCGTCGTAGAGCCTCCAGCCCGTGGCCCGTGGCCCGATGCCTTCTGCGATCGCATCGGGCTTGCTGCAGGACTCCAGTCGTTCGGCGCGCACGCCAGTGATCTCCAGCGTGATGCGGCTGGCCCAGCGGGGCATGTGGATGCTGGGCCGCGGCTTCGTCCAGTCACCGTGCGTCGGGTTGCCGTCCGCCCAATACCAAAACGGCGTCGTGCGGTTCCAGAGGGCCGGCGGATTCGCCTCCTGCGAATGGTCGCCGCTGAACGCCTCGCGCACCCACAGACGGTCGCCGGGCTGGCCGTAGGGGCACGGCGGCATCGTGTACTGCGCCAGGGAGGCACGCGCATCCTCGGCGTCGAACAATCGCCAGCGGCCCGGCTCGTACTCCTTGGCGGTGACGTACTGCGCGGGGATCAGCCCCTTGCAGGCGATGCGCCGCGTCTGCGTCTTCTGGCCGGCCAGGATCGCTCGCACCATCGGCGCAGAAAACAGAATCGGTCGCTCGGTCACGGTCATTTCCTTGTGTCAGTAGAAGAAGGGGCTCTGCGAGGTGCGGGTTAGGCGCGCACGTCGGCAAGCGCGAAGACGATGCCGCGGCAGAATGGCCCCTCGTCTTCCAGCACCTCGAACGGCGCATGCGGGATCTCGGTCTTGAACGTCCACGAGTAATCACCTTCGGACGCCCAGCACGCTTCGATCTCCTGATAGCCGGCGTGCTTCTTCAGGAAATAGGCCTCCGCGTCTTGCTCGTCGCTCATGTCGTCGACGTCCCATTCGGGCAGCAATCCCAGCGGGGTGATGCGCAGGGTCGTTCCGTTGTAGGCGCCGATCTCGTCATCGATGGCGCCCCTGAACTCGACGTTGTCATCGCTGTAGCCGAAGACGACGACCAGCCCAGCGGACTTGGCCCGAGCGGATTCGAGTTTGCTGATTTCTTTGCCGTACTGGCGACCATTCAGCATCGCAGCCAGCGCTTCTTTGGTCAGGTTTTCGCTCATGTCATTCCTTGGTAAGTAGAGAGGCCCTGCAGGGTGTGCGGCGATGGGTCAGGGAGCCTTGAATTCCGTCGGCGCGCTGGCCGGCTTCTCGGCGTGGTGGCGCTCCGCTTGCTCGGCTGCCAGGCGCTCGACTGCGGCCTTCATCGGGTCGAACCTTGGCAGCAGCCGGCCGGCGCCGACGGCCATCTGCCAGGTGAACCAGTGGCGTTGCGTCGGATCTGATTCGTACTCGGACGGCCGCTCCGGATGCCGGCGGAGCGCGAGGTCGAGGTAGGTGGCGCCCTTGCCGCTGCGCGAGTGCCGATAGAACGCCTCGAAGGCTGCGCGCTCGCTGTACTCGTCGAACTCGCCGCGGGCGCGGGCGGTCTTCCGGCGGCGCTCGCGCTGCTCGGCGGGGTCGATGTGGGACTCGCGGCGGTCGCGATACCAAGCCGGCGAACCCTTGGCGCTCACGTCGGCTCTCCGACGCTGGCGCGCAGGGCATCGATCCAGGCATTGCGCAGCGCGACGCGCTCGGACTCCTCAGTGAACGCCTTGTCTGCGCGGTTGAACTCGCGCATCAGCTCGGCGCGCGCTTCTGCACGGGTAGGCCAAGGAATCGGCGCGTCGCAGTAGCTCAGTCCGCAGTCCCACTCGATGGACTGCTGGATCTGGCTGGCCATGAATTCCTTCAGGCCGGTGTGGTCAGGTGTCGGAGGCGCCCAGGCCTCGACGCGGGCGAGCATGTCGCGATAGAGCATGGCCTGCTGCTCTTTGGCTGCCCTGTACTCGGCGCGGCGCGCGGCCTCTCGATCCCTTTCCTTGCGGCGCTGATCGGCGAACTGCGCGTCGGTGAGGGCATCGAACGCGGTGATTGCGTCACGGCACTCGGTCAGCCGCTTCTGGTAGTAGGGCTCGACCTCCAGGCGCGTCGGGATCGGAGTACCTTGCGGGTCGTCTCGCATGGACATCAGCGCACCGAAGGCACGTGCACACATCCAGACGAACTTCTCGAAGCTGATGCCGTTTTGAATAGCGGCGGTATATCCGGTGGGCATGGTGGGTCCTGGTTGAAGGGTGGGCGGCCGGGGCGCAAATCCCGGTTCTTGCTTACGCCAGGGAGGCGTGGCGCACTCGGTCAGCTCACGGCGCTTGCCGCCGCCCGTTGAATCAGATGAGACTGCCCGTCTCCGGATACGAGGGCTGGGTCGCGAAGTGCGCATCGGCGCAGAGGCGGTCGCGCAGGCGGAAGCCCAGCAGCGGCCAGATCTTGCGCACCGCGTTCTCGCGCGCGATGCGGTTGCCGATGTCCTCGCGGAAGTTCTCGGGGCTCGCGCAGGCGGACTCGCCAGTGACGGTGAAGCCGTTCTTGAGCGTCAGCACGCAGATGGTCAGCAGGTCGAGCGCCGCCGGGAAGGCCTGCACGCCCTCGTCGCCACGCTTGCGGGCTGCGCCGTAGACGCCGTCGCCTGCGACGAAGTAGTGCTCGCTGGCGATCTGCGCCTCGATATCGGCCGGCGTGACGCGCGGACCATCGTTGGGAATCTCGGAGTCGGTGATGGGTTGCATGGTGTCTCTCGTTGGGGTTGGCGGAAAAGAAAAGGGGCGCAGCCGACGGGAGGCTGTGAGGGCCGGCTGGCGCCCGGAAAGGGTCAGGCCGTCTCGTGCGCCTGGTGGGGGTACTTGCCGACGACGTTGGCGGCGATGAACTTGCCGACGGACTCGGCCTTGTGCAGCGCGTCGACGACGTCCTGCTCGACGTCCTGGTATTCGTAGCGCTTCTTGCCGTGAACGAACGTGACGGCGAGCGTCTTGGAGATGGGGTCGTAGCCCACAGCGCTGACGCTGCTGGACTTGACGGGCTTCATGTGGTGGATGGTCATGCGGTGTCTCCTTGTCGTGGAAGTTGCCCGGTCACCGGCATTGGCGTCACGGTCAGGTGGGCAATTCGAATCGTCTTTTCTCGGGCGCGACGGCGTGCGTCATAGCGGCGCCAGACGAGCGCCGGGTCTTCCGCCTTCGGCCTTCTTGCGTCGGGCTTGGAGCCGCGTGCGTAGGCCTCCATCGGCGGCCCGCTTCGGGTGGCGTCCCACTCGGCGATGTAGATCAGCCGCAGCTTGCGCAGATGGCAGAGAAGACGGCGCATCACGCCGCGGTTGCCGCCAACGCTTTCATGCAGGGAAAGCGACGTTTGCGGCGTCTCGAGCTCCCGCCAGGCGGCCACGAACGTAAGCATCTCCACATGCACCGGCGGGGGCTCCGTCGACCAGGACGACGCCGGTAGCGAGTTGTCCCGCAGGCCTGGCGGCGGAGCCGCATCCTCGCCTGCTCCGACGGCAAAGACCGCCGCGCACGGCCCCTTGGTCGATGTGCGGAGCCAAAAGGCGACATGGACGAGGCCGTGGTAGTGAAGCTGGCGCAGCACGCGGTATGCATTCGTGTACGTCGTGCGAGCGCGCACTGAGATCTGCCTGGCGGTGCTTGGCGCATCCTTCAAGTGACGGAGGATCGTCGCGTAGCCGTGCGTTCCACGGCGGAAGCGCATCTCCGGAGCATCCGACACCACTGCGGGTGGATGCAAATGGCGCGAAACTTCAGCCGCGGATGCGACCTCGGCGTCGCTGATCGAGCGTTCGTCGAGGTTCACGCTGCCACCTCCTGCCGCGCGCCATTGGCGTGCATCACGCGCATGGCGCCGACATGGGACAGCAGCGCCGCGCAGATGCGGGCGAAGTCGCTCTCCCGATAGAGCTTGGCGGCCTTGTCCGTCGCAGCCGGCTCGATGCCCAGGCGCTCGGCGACGAACGCGGCGGTCATGGTGAAGCCCAGGCGTTCGCAGATCGTGCCCAGCTTGAGCGTGGCGGGCTCGTTGGCGGCCGGTGCACGCGGGGCCGCGAATGCGGCGGCGACGGGAGCGGCGACAGGTGCCGGGACGACAACCGTCTCCGCCTGGCGTTGCTTGGCCAGCGCGTCGGCTTCGGCCTGGCGTTGTGCAGCCGCCTCGGCCTGCGCCTTGGCTGCCACCTCGCGCTGCGCCCTCGCCTGCTCCTCCTGGCGGATCCGCTCGCGCTCGCGCTCCATGCGCGCCGCCTCGTCGGCTTGGTGCTTGGCGATGCGGCTGTTGATGGCGGCCGCGAGATCATCGGGCGCCTTCAGCACCAGTGCCGCAGTGTCGGGAAACAGCGCGGCATGGGCACGATGCTCGGCCAGGGTCGCGAGGTTCTGCTGGATGCGCTGGTAGTGGCCGTTGGCCTCGATCTTGACCCGGGCGAGTTCGGCATCCACCGCGTCCTGCAGGCCCTTGACCGTCTTCTTGCCCTTGATGACGCCAGCGAAGTCGGCGGGGATGCGAGGCAGGTAGGCGCACTGCATGGCGGCGAGGTGCGCGTTGAAGGCAGAAACGGCGCCCGCGACGATCTCACCGCGGATCGATTCCTTCCGGGCCTTGACCAGTTTGTCCAGGTCGAGCCGCACGCGGCGCGCCTCGGCGCTGATGTCGTCGATCGTCTTGAACAAGACGTCGATGCTCTGCGTCTGGCTGAGTGCATGTTCCTTGGCGGCAGCCAGACGCGTCTCGACCTCGTCGCACCACTTGACTGCGCACTCGGCATCGGCGAAGTCGACATCGGTCTTGAGGTCTCGGTTGACGCTGCGAATGGCGGCCAGCGCCGTGTCCTTGAAGGCGGCAAGGTTGCTCGCCGTCACTTCGCCGCGCACTTCGATGCGCAGCGCCGGCAGCGTGTCCGGTGCCTTGCCGACCGGCGCGGGCGCCGCGGCTTGCGGGGGCTCGTAGACGGCCAGGTCGGCGTGGAACTGCGCCCAGCCGGCCTCGATGCGGGCGAACCAGCCCGGATCGGGATGCACATCCATGTGCACCATTCGATCGGGCGTGCCGTCCGACACCGTGAAGCGTAGGACCTCGGCACCCGTCACCAGCAGGATCTGTTGGCACTGCGGGATGTGCTCGTCGGGCAGGATACCGGCCGCTACGCTGGCGGCGAGCACCTCGTTGTGCTGCTTGTGCTCCCAGGCACGCCGGCCGCTCATGGTCAGGCCGTCGCAGGAGGCGCTCAGCCGACCGCGCGAACACGTCACCGGGTAGAGCTCGTCGCCCAGCATGTCCTCGACGATGGGTCGCGCCAACGCTTCGACGGCGTGACCGTGGTCGAGGATGTTCTGCTGAACCCACTCGGTGAACTCGCGCGCGACGCGCGTGTGCTTCATGCGCAGCAAATCGGCGCGCGAGACGCGCTTCGACAGACCAAGCATCGCCGCCGCCTCGCTGGCCCCGTCGTGGTCGAGGCGGAATTGGGCCCAGGCCTCGGAGCCTTGGACAAGCTGGTGGAAGACGGTTGCGGTCATTCTTGAACTCCGGCGGGATCGCCATCGATGGGGGAGGCTTCGGCGACGACGGTGGCGGCACGCAGCTTCGCCTTCTGGTCGTCGGTTAGGACGCCGCGCGTCGACAGCATCGCGATCAAGTCATCCAGCGACTTGCGGCCGGACTGCAGCACGTTCGTCCACTCCGGCAGGTTCGCTTCGAAGCGCTCCTGCGGGTAGGGCTGAAGCGCGGCGGCGGCCGTGGGCGTCGCCGCGGCGGCTTGCGGCGCGTGAGTGGTCGGCTCGGCGTACTCGGCGTCGAGCGGCTTGCCTTCCATCTCCTCGGCGGCGGGCTGCGAGCCGATCTCGGGGAACGCCTTGCGCAGGGCCTGCGCCTCCGCGCATTTGGCGAGCTGCCCGTAGGGCCGCTTCGTCCACATGGCGTTCGGCGCGATGGACTTGTCCGCCCCGCCCTTCACGGCGTAGTTCTCCAGCCAGAGTTCCTTGGCGGTGAAGGTGTCCACCGCCCCGCCCGGCTGGCGCCGCAGCACACTCACGCGGCACCAGGCCGGGAAGGTGATCTGCTGGCCGCCGATGGTCTGCGTGACGTCGGGTCCGTACTCCGGCTCGGTGACGCCGGCGCAGCCGCTTCGCGCGGCCTGCACGCGGTACATGCCGATGCCGGGCATGACGACGTCGCGCATCGTCTTGGCCTTGTTGTCCCACATGGGCACGATGTGCACGGGCTTTTGCATCGGATCCAGGCCGGCGACCTTGCAGTAGCCCAGCACCATGCGAATGCTGTCCGGGTTGGCTCCGGGGTACAGGGAAGAGCCGAGGACGCGCAGCAGCTCGTCCTCCGGCAACGCGAGCGCGCCGCGCTCCGTCGTGGTGATTGCATTCATGGTGAGTTCCGGGAAGGAGGTTGAAGGGTCAGCGCCCGAACAGGCGGGCGATGACTCGGAAGGCGGCGGCGGCGAGTTCGCGCAGGCCGGGCCCGCGCGTTTCAGGCATCGGGTGCACCGGGTCGTTCTGGTTGCAGCCGAAGGCATCGCGCATCGAGCGCGGCGCGCGACCGGTCAGCGCCGACGACGACAGGCGGTAGTTCTGCATGCGTTGCTCCACGTTCTGAAGGAAGACAGGCCGCATCACAGACCCACCGCGGGCGGGCAGCCGGCCGTGATGAGCAGCGCGCAGCCGGCAGCGATCAAGACGATGACAGCGACCAGCTTGAGCGCGGAGTAGTCGCTGCGCCGCGCCGGGGCGGGCTTGGGGCTGCGCGACTCCAGGGGGTAGGACACGTCCTCCTCCATGGCGGTGCAGCGGTGGAGTTCCGTGTTGATCCAGACCACGGTGGTGCTGTTGCGGGTGTTCATGCTTCCTCCCTTGAAGGGTTCCAGCAGACCGTTTCGCCGACCTTGACGGCCCCGGCGCCACCGAGGAATCGCGCGGTGTTTGGGATTTGGTCGGCGTAGCGCTCCGGAACGTCGCCGCCGGCCCAGAGGTCATAGGTAGTGACCTTTCGGCCATCGAAGTACTCGATGTCGAAGCGCCGGCCAGCCATGCCGTTGTGCCTTCCACCCTTGGGTCGATCGCCGACGCCGTAGATGCGCCCGCCGATGACCGTTTCGTGCTTCTTCTCGACCTGCACACGCCAGTAGGCACAGGTGAAGCAGACTCCGTTGGCATCCATCGCCTTTTTCTCGGCGCAGGTTTCCGTGAAGCTGGTCGGGTAGTCCTTGACCCCGCAGTCGGCGCAGCACTTGCCGAGTCGAATTTCGTCAGCCATGCGCCACCTCCCGCACCACCGCGCCCGGCCCATCCGTCGCCGCCATGCCGCGCGCGAACGCGAGCACGGTCGCATCGGTCTTGACCGTCGCGGGGATGTCGAACAGCTCGCCCAGCG